CTTCGTTAGTGTCTTCAGATTTCTTAGCCATGATTCCTCCTGTTGCTGCCTGCGTGTCCGAGCCAATAAATTTCTCTTGACACGCCCCAAATCATCCAACTCAAAAACCTATCCAACATCTTGTGTAAGATTCGACTATCACCACTATATGTAGTGGTTACTATGTCGCTACTCCCCTAAGATGCCAAATGCTACCCTCATGCTCGGTATCAAAGCACGCACTTGCTTTTGCCTTTGTTTTTGTTCTCTAAGCCATCCAGGAGTCTGAGCCGTAATAGGCTTCCGCGGCGACTTCCTGATACTGCTTACTCTTCGGTTCCTTGATCCCTACCGCCAGCGTTCTCAGGGCATCTGCCGGATGGCTGGCGTCGTCATGCAGCGGCTGGCTGCGCGATACACCCAAAGCAGTCGGCGGGCCCCACTGGTATCGCCTGAGATACTGCAGCCCATCCGCACATAGCTTTGCGTCAAAGTAGAACTGCGGGAATAGCGTCCGAGTCGCATTGATCCCGTCAGCTACGCTCATCTGCCGGTTGACTCGTACAGTGAACCCCTTCAGCCGCATCAGCTCTTCAATCGACTTGCCGGTGCCCAGGCTGCGCGTTCCACCATCCCACGGCAGGAAGCACGTTCCAAGCACATACCCCCACGTCTGCATCTCGCGGAGATAATAGTCAATTGCCTGGTGATCGCCTTCGAAGTAACGCAGAATGCGTATCTCAAACGGCGTGCGCTGCGCTGCCCAGATTGCTACCCTGTCGGCATATCCCAGGTCCCAGAACGTCTCTACCGGGCGCATTGGATCGTAAGGAACCGACATAATGCGCCCATCTCGCTCTGCCGCCTGAATCTCTGACTTGTAAATTGCACCTTCAACCGTTGAACGTGTCGCACCCTCGTAAACGTGGTGGAACATGTCAGGATCGCGGGTTCGAAGCGTCTCGATCTTCTGCTTCGATTCTTCGCTGAGCCAGTTGTTGTCGTGATACGACATCTTGCAGACAAATGCGTCCTTCGGTGGACTGAGGATGAAGTCCTGATATACCGCGTCTGTCTCCAAGTCGGGATTCATGGAAAACCAAATCTCTGAGCCAGGCTTGCGAATCGTTGGCAGCAGGATTGTCAGGCTGCGGCGACTTACGACTGATGCTTCTTCAATCCAGCAGATGTCGATCGCTTCATACGACTTGATCGAGCTAACTGTCTGCTTCCTGAGCCCGGCAAACACAAACTCGGTGCCATTCCTGCCCCTGAGTTCTGACTGCAGCGGCGTGTAGAAGTCCTCAAGCCCAAGATTGACGATCTGATCTGTCAGCAGCTGGTGAACTGACTCCCTGATCGAGTCCATCGTCTCGCGAGCGCATAAGATTCGCAGCGCCTTCTGAGTGCCTAGCAGCAGCAGAGCGCGAGCAATGCTCCAACTCTTGGCTCCGTCACGTCCGCCATACAACATTTTGTAAGGGTGCGGCTCAAAGAGTGGCGATAACTTCTCTGGAAACTGCGCTTTAGCTCTCGTCCGTAGATCGTCAACAGGCATGAGTATCGTAATACCCTAGATCGGGCCTGATTGGCTTGCGGCGACCGCCGAATTGGGGCGGCAGCGTATATATGTCTTCCATATTCGCTTTGCGCAGGTAGTCATGAATGCTTCCATTGAAGCCGCAGCGACTTAGCATCTTTGCAGCCATCACTTCCGCTGCCCACTTCTCCATCGCAGCAGCATTAGCTTTCTTCTCTTCAATTGTCAGGACCATTGCCACCAGTCTTTACAAACTCAATCTGCACAGTATGCTGATGCTTCAGCGGGCCACCGTCAGAGCCGGTAACCTCGTGATCCTGCTTGTCTCGCCATTCTTCCTTCTTCCGGTTCTTGAGCCAGAAGATGCAGGCGGTTGTATCAGGCTGAACGTCTTCACGATAAGGCGCATATACAGGCTCACCGTTCTTATCCAGGAAGACCTTGACTGAATCTCGCTGATATCCAGTTGCGCGTTGAAATAGGGAACGCTCGACTCTTTCGTCAGCCTCAGCCTTGGCAATCTTTAAGGCCTCGCAAAATTCAGCATTGGAATTCTTCCAGCGGTAAAGGGTCGCTACATTCACCCCGAAGAAATCAGCGATCTCGATATCCGTTGCAGCGAGTTTTGCGAGTTTTGTAGCCTGTTCTACGAATTCTGGCTTGAAAGCTGTCGGTCGGCCGGCAGGCATGACTATTATCCTGATCTCGCGAATTCGCCAAAGTGTTCATTGGCGGCGGCGCAATACGCGGAATGAGCCAGTTCTGGGGTGTTGAACAGTCCGAGCAGTTTGCGCTTACCGTTTACAGCTATAAGCGCCTTCCACTTTAGGCATTGCTTATCCCAATAAACGCCTTTGAATCCGCTCGTGTTGTTTTTATACCTGCGTTTATTTTGCTGATTTTGGGTATGGGTCGCCAGCCTGAGATTGGAACGCCGGTTATTCAGGGTATCGCCATCGATATGATCGACCTGCATCCCATTGGGAGCATTTAGGACATGACGATGCATTCCTGTTTTTGAACTCTGGCCAATTAGATCTCGTTCACTGTGCCAAGCGTAATATCCCGATGTGAAATCGGACCATCGTGCGTGCCATGGAAACTTAGACAGTTCCTCGAAATCCTCCGCTGAAACCTGAGCGATCTGTCCTTGCGTGAGTTCGATTTGAAAATATTCAGTCATTCGTTTCCTACACCCTTACCTGTTCAGCGGCGAATTCCCTTGCAGCCTGAACAAGCATTCTGGATTCTTTAGCGGCATTCTCGCCGCCTATTGGGGGATCGAAACGCAGGCCTGGGAGTTCTGAGTAACTTAGGGGCTCGCGGAGTTTAGCTTGTTGCGCATACTCAGCGAGCAGTGCCATGCGCTCTTCCGTTGTGGTGTCGCGGATGGTTTCGCCGGGGGTTACCCAGGTGATGGTGCAGTGATCGCGCATGACTTGTTCTGCATAGTTTTTAGACATGCGGAAGCCGCGCTGAATATGCATAACGCTTTTGTGGGATGCCATGTATTTAGGGTTTTCTGTTCTTGGTCGTAATGAGTGTCCGACGTTGTTCCTGTGTCAGGCATCAGGTATTGCCCCAGGGGAGTTTCGCCTGCCGGACGCCCGGCGTGAACATCTGGCAGGCTATACGGGAGATTTCTCTCTTGGTGAGTTTTGCATTGCACTGAGATCCGGGCAACAGGAATTCTCTAACGCCATAGATAGCCGCTTCTCGCGTCTGCGATATTCGCGAATGATTAGTTCTTCGACGGTGGCGGCAAGCGAGTCCTGTCCTGCGATCCTGTCGAGCATTTCGTGTGCATCGACGGTTATGGTGACGGTGATTTTTGTCACGTCGGCGGCTAGTTTTCTTCTTCGGCTGAATCTCACGCAGTAGCCTCCTCAAAGTTGAACACTGACTGCCGCAGACGGTTAGCGGCTATCTCGCAGTAACGCTCTTCTAGCTCGATGCCGATTGCGGAACGTCCCAATTCCTTAGCTGCCTCCAAAGATGAACCACTGCCCATGCAAGGGTCGATAAATGGCATATCTGATGGGAGTTTGCATGCGATGTGCTTTATCAGCGAAACAGGCTTTTCGTTTGGATGGAGCCGCCCCATTGATGCTCTCGTGACAATCCAGCAGTCTTTGATTACACCCTCGTCTCGCCGTCCAGACCATCCCTCGCCGCCAACATAAATTTCCTCCCAACTGCCCTTCCACGGAAAGGCCAGATCGCCCATGCCAGATGCAGGACCCTTATCCCACACAAGCACAGAGCGCACATTTCCAGGCTTCGGCATCTTCCATGAGCCAAAGACTGCCCACGGCTTATTTCCAGCCCACGACAGAACGAAGTCCCTAACCATCAGGTCAGAGTCATTGGCAATTTCTTTCTTCATCCATGCAGCGGTGGTCGTTTCGCACACATAATCTGAGGCGTAGTTGTACCCATACGGCGGGTCTGTAATCACAGCACTGGCAGGCAACTGTGGCAGAATCTCGCGACAATCACCATGCCAGATCGTGATGCCGCTTTCCTCGTAATACGGCTTCATGCAGCCTCCTAGAACGGGACATCAGAGTCTGTGATGTGCTGTCCATGGATGTTTGCTTCTACGTCTTCCTGCTTACCCTTGCCGCCTATCAGTGTGAGTTCATTGACAAGGATCTCGGTTTTGTACTTCTTCTGCCCGGACTCCTTATCGTCCCAGCTTCGTGTTTGGAGTTTGCCTTCGATGAATACCTGGCTGCCCTTTTTCACGTAGTCGCGGCAGAGTTCGGCGATACGGCTGAAGGCGATGAGTGCGTGCCATTCGCTGACATCGGTATACGTGCCGTCTGGCCCCTTGCGGCGATCGTTGGTTGCAAGGGTAAGGTTTGCTATCAGGGCTCCACCGGCAGCGGTGCGGATCTCTGGATCTTTGCCAATGTGGCCCATCAAAAATACTTT